ACGTACACCATAAAGATGGCAACCCTCAAAATAATTCTCCAAGTAATCTAGCTATAACATCAATAAAATATAATAGGTCAAGAAATGCTTAATTTTATATTACCTTTATTAAAAAATCCTCTCACAAGAATTATTGCAGACAAGACAGTCTCAGCGATAAATCATTCAATTGAGAAGAAAAAGGTAGTAAGAGCAAAGGAAATTGAAGCTGAACAGAACGTCAGTTTGGCTCAAATTAAATCTAGCAATACAAGTATTAAAGATGAAGTTTTAACTATTAAAATAGCTCTAATTTTTCTTTTTATTTTCTTACCTCAAACTCAACCATATATGGAAAAGGGTTTTGAGATTTTAAAAAATGCACCTACAGAATTTTGGTACGCAGTTTTAATCGTCTATTCTGGTTCATTTGGTTTATCAACAATTAAAAGCATAACAAAGAAAAAATAATGTCACTAGTAGCAAACATTCAGAGAAGACGTAAATTAGGTATTTCTAGAAGTAAGAAAAAATCTACTATATCTCCTAAATCTTATAAAGCCATGAAGAACAAGTGGAAAAAGAAAAGTGGCTAAGACAAAGTTCAATAAAGAAGCAGTCTTACATGAAACACGTTCAAGATTTAAAAAGACAAGCATAGGTAAAAAAGCAAATTTATCTATGATGAATAAAAGTAAAAGAAGACACCATAAAAAATAATCACCATCTCTTGTAAGAGAGGTGACTTATTAAAATTCAGATGATTGCCTGATACGTCAGATAACTCTCTAAATTGAAAAGTAGATAAGGTTTAAACTAAACCAACAACAATAAAAAAGGAGACATATATTATGTCAAACGCAACACCATCAAGACTGGGTCTAGTCAATGCGACTGGAAGTGGTTTTAATGACCTTTTCTTAAAGTTATATTCTGGTGAAGTTCTTTCTAGCTTTCAAAGAGAAAATTTGATGCTAGGAATGACTAACGTAAGAACTATAACTAACGGAAAGTCAAGTTCGTTCCCTGTAACTGGAACTACTGTAAGTGGATACCACTCAGTAGGTGCAGAAATTACTGGAGACGCAATCAAACACAACGAGAAAATCATCAATGTTGATGATATGCTATTAGCATCTTCTTTCGTTGCAGAATTAGATGAACTAAAAAATCATTACGATATACGTTCTATCTATGCAAGAGAAATGGGACAGGCACTTGCTAAAACAGTAGACCAAAATCTACTTCAATTAGCAGTTCTAGGTTCACAAGCATCAGCTACTATAACAGGTGGCAATGGTGGTACTGAACTTACTGACGCAGATGCTAACACTAACTCAACATCTTTAATCGCTTCTATCTTTGAAGGTATTCAAAAGCTAGATGAAAAAGATGTACCAAACACTGACAGAGTTTGTGTTGTTTCACCTGATATTTATTATCAGTTAGCAAACAATGACAAACTTTTAAACAGAGACTTTTCTTCACTAAATGGTGATTTTGGAAAAGGAACTGTTGTTTCTGTAGGTGGAGTACCAGTAATTAAGTCAAACACTTGTGTGACTGCATTTGCTGATAACTCATCTGCTGTAGCAGGTGCGAACAATACTTACAACGTAGATGCAAGTAATCACGTTGCTGTATTATTCCACAAGTCAGCTATTGGAACAGTTAAGTTAAAGGACTTAGTAGTTGAGACAACTTATGACCCTAGAAGAATTGGTTCACTGATTACTTCAAGAATGGCGATTGGCTCGGGCATTTTAAGACCTGAAGCATGTGTTTCAATTAAAACAGCTTAATACTTAGTTATTAAGAACAGTGAGGGGTTGGGAGACTAACCCCTTACATTTGGGGTAAGAGATTAACACAGACAATCTTACCCCTTCATTATTCAAAGGAGAAAATTATGTGTTGGTATTGCCAATTAAAGAAATTCATAAAAAGAAAATTCAATAAATTTATAGACAGTTTATTTATTTAAAAAATGACTATTCAAACAAGAACTACAGAATTAGAAGCAGTAAATACAATACTCTCTACAATAGGTGAAGCACCATTATCAACTTTAACTGGTAGCTTACCTGTAGATGGAACAATGGCTAAATCTGTATTGAATGAAATTAATAGAGAAGTTCAAAGTATGGGGTGGCATTTTAATACACACCCTAAAGTAACATTAAGTAGAGATAGTGGAAATAACACTATACCTCTAGCAACAAATGTATTGAGAGTAGAATTAGACCCTTATCTACATTCTAAAACTGATTTTGATATTGTTCAAAGAAATAATGTTTTATTTAATTTAGTTACAAATTCTTCAGTTTTCACAAAAGATTTAGAAAATATGAAAGTAGTTTATCTACTAGATTTTTCTGATGTACCTGAACAATGTAAAAGATATATCACTATTAGAAGTGCAAGAGTATTTCACGACAGAACTTTAGGAGCAAATACACTACATAAATTTACATTAGAAGATGAAGCAAGAGCCTTAGTTACTCTAAGACAAGCTGAAGCATCTACAGGTGACTACAGTGTTTTTGATACACCTGAACAATTTTATACAATAGGAAGAAAATAAATGGCATTAGTCTCTAGGACTATTCCTAATTTAGTGCAGGGTATCTCTCAGCAACCAGAAGTATTGAGATTATCTAGNCAAGCTACTACACAAGAGAATGGATTTAGTTCTGTTGTAGAAGGTTTAAAAAAGAGACCACCTACTAATTATTTAGCAAAATTAAGCAATACAACACCTAATAATGCTTACATACACACTATTAACAGAGATGTTTCTGAAAGATATTTAATACAAATTACAAATGGTGCAATAGCAGTTTATACAACAGCAGGTGCTTCTAAAACAGTTACAATGCAAACAGGTGCAGTTGATTACTTAACATCTACTGACCCTAAAGGTGACTTTGTTGCAATGACTGTTGCTGATTATACATTTATTTTAAACAAGAAAAAAGTAACAGCTATGGCTAGTACAACTAGTACAGCTAAAGTTGAACAAGCTATTTATTCAGTATTACAAGGAGTTACAAATACCAAGTATTCTATTACTATTGATGGTTCTACTTTTTCATTTACAAGTTCAAATACAAATACAGAAACAATTAGAGATGGCTTAAAGTCAGCTTGTGGAACTATTGCAAACATAACTTTTGCAAGTATAGGTAATTCAAGTTTTTCAATAATTAAATCTAGTGGCACACTTACAGTTTCAGCTAGTGATGGTTATGGAGATGATGCTTCACAAGTAGTTGGAGATACAGTACAAAATTTCGTAGACCTTCCTTCACCTGCAATAGACAATATGGTTGTTAAAATTACTGGTGATGCAACAAATGGTTTTGACGATTATTACGTACAATATGATAGTAGTGGTGATGTTTGGCAGGAAAGTGTAGCACCAAGCATGAAGACAACTTTAGACAACACTACCATGCCACATGTTTTAATAAGAACAGCAGATGGCAATTTTAGATTTTCACAAGTAGATGGTTCTACTTACACAATATCAGGAACAGATTATACTGTACCTGCTTGGGGTTTAAGAATAAGTGGTGATGATATTTCTGCACCTGACCCTAGTTTTATTGGTAGAAAAATAAATGATATATTCTTTCATAAGAATAGATTAGGTTTTTTATCTGATGAAAATGTTGTTATGTCAAGGTCAGGAGAATACTTTGCATTTTTTAATGAGACAGTAACTACTGTATTAGCAACTGATGTAATTGATGTAGCTTCAACACACAATAAAGTTTCTATACTTAGAAGTGCTATATCTTTTGATGAAGGAATACTTTTATTTTCAGACCAAACACAATTTATATTAGCAGGTGCAAATAGTACAATTACACCAGAAAATGTATCTATTAATGTATCAACAGAATTTGAAGCATCTTCTTCAGTTAAACCTATTGGTTCAGGTAGTAATGTATTCTTCGCTTTTGATAAAGGAAGTTTTACAGGCTTTAGAGAATTTTATGTAAAATCAGATACAGATACTAAAAGTGCTGATGATATTACAAGTAACATACCTAGATATATCCCTTCAGGAGTATTTAAACTAGCTATTGCAACTAATGAAAACATTATGTTGGCATTATCTTCTAATGAACAAAATGCAATATATGTTCATCAATATTATGTAACTGGTGGAAAAAGATTACAAAGTGCATGGCATAAATGGATTTTTGGTACATCTTCTACAGATAAAATATTAAATATAGATTTTATAGAAAACACTTTATATATAGTGAACCAGAGAAGTGATGGAGTTTATTTGGAAACAATGGACATATCACCTGCTGTAACTGATGCTAGTGCAGATTATTTAACACATCTAGATAGAAAAATTTCAAATAGTACGTCAGGAGTGAGTGAAAGTTACAATTCTGGTACTAATCAAACAACAATAACAATACCTTATACTAAAACTAATACTTTAAGTCTTGTGGGTGCAAGTACAGGTTCAAATCAAGCAGGACAAGAAATTAGTATAGTATCTCAAACAGGCACATCAATAGTAGTTGCAGGAGATATTACATCTTATGATTATTTTATTGGTGAGGATTACACTTTTAAATTTGTATTCTCCCAACAATTTATACAAGAAGCTGATGCACAAGGTTCAAGAATATCTATTAAAGAAGGTAGATTACAAATAAGAAACTGGAGTGTTAATTATAACAACACTGGTTTTTTTACAACTGTGGTTAATCCAGTAGGAAGAAGCAGTTCATCAACAACATTTACAGGAACGATTACAGGAACAGGATTACTTGGTACTGTTAATTTAGCTGATGGTGATTACGCATTTGCTGTTCAATCTGAAAGTGACAAACTTACAGTAACACTAGCATCTGATAGCCATTTGCCTTGTAATTTTATCAACGCAAGTTGGCAAGGATATTATGTTACAGCAAGTTCAAGAGTTTAACCATTTTAGATTAGCAACACTTACAGACATTAAATATTTAGCACCAAGATTAAGATTTGAAGATAAAAGAGAAATTTTATCTACAGCAGGTATGACACCCTATACTGCTTTATATTATTCATATCTTAAATCAGAAATAGTTTTTACAATCGTAAATACTAAAAAAGAACCAGTAGGTATCTTTGGAATTGCAGTTGGTGGTGCAATTTGGTTATTAGCAACAGATAAATTAAAAGATATTCAATACTCTTTTTTAAAAGAAAACAAAAAAGTAATTGATTTTTTAAATACTAAATACAAAATTTTATGGAACTTTGTGGATTGCAGAAATTCACTTCACATCAAATGGTTAAAATGGTGTGGTTTCAAATTTATTAATAAGAAAAAATACGGAGTTTTAAATGAACCCTTTTATGAGGTTATAAGAATATGTGCGTAGAGCCGACAACAGCTATGATGATTGCCAGTGCAGGGTCACAGGTAATGAACTACCAAAATCAAAAACAGGTACAAAAAAATCAATACAATGCACAGATTAGACAAAATGAAATAGCTAAAAATAATGCTATTCAAAGATATGCTTCAGAACAATTAAAGATTAATCAACAAGTTAAAGCTACACAACAAAAAGGTTATGAAGCTAATTTAAAATCTAAAAAAGCTAGAGGTGAATTTGTAGCTGATGTATCAGGTTCAGGTTTAGCCATGTCAGGTTCTACAGAAAGACTAATGGCAGATTTCTACAGAGTAGAAGGTAACTATATGTCTTCATTAAATACTAATTTAGATATTGATATTGCACAATACGAAAGAAATTTAGAAGCAATTCAGTTTGGTCAAGAAGCACAATCAACTTATGTTGCACCACCTAATCCTGAATTACTATTTGTATCTTCAGCTTTAAATGTAGCTAACTCATATTACTCATTGGAAGCACAGAAAGAACTTAAAGGTTTAAAAACTAATAAAGAAAAGAGAACTTATAACACCAGTGGTAAAACTTATAACTCACCTAAATAATGGCTAGAAAAACAAATAAACTAGATTTAAAACCTGATGCAAGGCAGGTTCTATCTTCAGATTTTAACTTATTTTATAAGCCACAAGCAAAGCCTGAAATAGCAGGTATGAAAGAATTAACTGCTTCTTTAAATAATTTTGTAAATGATGCAGGTGCAAAGATGGTTATTGCTTCAGAAGTTAAACAAAAGAAAGTAAATGAAGCACAAGCTATTGAAGAATATAATAAAAATAGAACAGCTTTTAATGAAAGAGTAAATAATGGTACTTTACCTAAAGAAGCTAATCCATATTTTATTGATAAATACAAAGAGTTAGAACTTAATACTAAAGCACAAATATTTTCTAATACGTTAGGAACTAAGTATGCTGAAATGAAAGTTTCAGAAAATCCTGACCCAGAAGCATTTCAAAAGTTTTATGAAAGTGAAATTAAAAAATATGTAGCTGAAAATAATCTAGGC